CTGACGCGCCGCTGGCCTTCACCATCGTGACCGGAGTGCCCCGCGCGGAGGATTAACCATGTCGCGCGTGATTGACTTGGGCTATCGGGCGCGGGACCAATTCGCGCCATTCCATCGGCGCCGGGAACGCTGGGCTTGCCTTGTGGCGCATCGGCGCGCGGGCAAGACGGTGGCATGTGTGGCGGACTTGGTTGACGCGGCGCTACGCTGCACGCGAAAATCGCCGCCACCGCGCTTTGCCTATATCGCGCCGTTGTATGTGCAGGCGAAGGACGTGGCCTGGGGCTATGTGAAGCAATTCACGCGGGCCATACCGGGCGCCGAATGGAACGAGAGCGAGTTGCGGTGCGACCTGCCAAACGGGGCGCGCATCCGGCTTTATGGTGCTGACAATTACGAGCGGCTTCGCGGCCTGTATTTTGATGGTGTGGTGCTGGACGAATACGCGGACATGCCGCCGGCGATCTTGCCCGAGGTAATCCGCCCGGCTTTGGCCGATCATGAAGGCTGGGCGACGTTTATCGGGACGCCCAAGGGCCGCAACGCCTTCTGGGAGATATGGGAAGGCGCCACCGCGCCAAACTGGTTTAGGGCCATGCTACGCGCTTCTGAGACTGGGCTAATCCCGCCCGGTGAATTGGAAGCCGCGCGGGCCATCATGACGGCGGAGCAATACGCGCAAGAATGGGAATGCAGTTTCGACGCGGCGATCATCGGCGCCTATTACGGGCGCGAGATTGCCGAGGCCGAGGAAACCAAGCGAATCTGCCATGTGCCGGCTGATCCTGCCTTGCGGGTGCATACGGCCTGGGACTTGGGCGTCGGTGACAGCACGGCAATCTGGTTCTTCCAAGTGGCGGCAAACCAGATCCGGGTGATTGATCACTATGAGGCCAATGGCCACGGCCTGCCCCATTATGCGGCGGTGATGAATGCCAAGGGCTATCAATACGGGCACGATTACCTGCCGCATGACGCCAAGGCGCGTGATTTGGGCACGGGCCGGACGCGTATTGAGACATTCCGGGAATTGACCGGGCGAGTACCGCGCGTGTTGCGGCCTGGCAAGGTCATGGACGGGATCAATGCGGCGCGCGTGACCATGGCGCGGTGCTGGTTTGACGAAAGCAAGTGCCGCGAGGGCCTAGAGGCATTGCGCCAATATCGGGCCGATTATGACGAGAAGAAGCGCGTGTTTCGGGACGAGCCGCGCCACGATTGGACCAGTCACACGGCGGACGCCTTTCGCTACATGGCGATGGCATGGCGTGAATTGCGCCCTGAAAAGCCGCCCGAGCAACCGCGCTTTGCCATCCAGGCGGCGCCTGGCGGAATGCAGATCAACCTTGGCGAGTTGGCGCGGCGGCACTTGCAACGGCGCGCGGCCATGAGAGGGGAATACGAATGAGCGAGACCTTTCCGGCGCGTGGCTATGCAGCCGTAACGCCAAGCAATACCACGGTGCTTAACTGTCGCGCGCTTTACATTGGCGGCACTGGCGATGTCGTGTTGCAAATGCCAGACCGTGAAGAAGTCGTGACTTTTAACAATGTCTTGGCCGGGACCATCTTGCCGGTGAGCGCGCGGCGCGTGATGGCCGCAACCACGGCAACGAATATCGTGGCGCTTAACTGACATGATCGGCATTGGCATCTCAATTCCGATGATGATGCCTTTTGCGGAAGACGCGACGGCTTTCGTGCGCTCTGGCGTTTTGCGGTCTCCATTCACCATCACGCGGGCGCAGACTGGTGGCGTTCAATCCACCGCGATCAATGGCGGTAATAATGGCCTGACCTTCTACGGCGCCGACGTTCCGCGCTTTACCAGGCCTGCACAACGGCTGCTTATTGAGGGGCAGGGAACGAATACAATCCGAAACCCCGGCGCCGAAGGCGCTATTGCTGGAACCCCAGGCACTATGCCTACGAATTGGGTGGCTGCTGGAAACGGCGCAGGCTTGTCGTGGAACGTGGCGGGTTTTGGCTTTGAAAATGACACCCCATACGTTGACATTCGATTGAGTGGCACTAGTTCATCCCTCTCGTCACCGCTCATTCGAGCTGATCAGGTTTATCCAATAGCATCTGTTGGCCAAGTGTGGTCGCATTCCGTTTCTATAAGAATTGTTTCTGGATCGTTGACCGGCATTTCTAGTGTGAACCTACTGGTCACAGAATGGACCAGTGGCAATATTTTTTTGTCGCTTCAATCTTTGGCGGTATCTGTTAGCACGCTGTTCCAACGGCAATCCATAACGGCCACCTTGGCGCAGGCGACAGTAGGGTTAGCGGGCAGTCAAATCAGTGTAAGCCCGCAAATAGGCGTGGCGATTGATTGCACGTTTCGGATTATTGCGCCGCAGTTGGAATTGGGATTTCCATCCAGCCCAATCTTTCCGCCTGTCGGAACGCCTGGAGCATCAACGCGCGGTCATGATCGCGTGTCCGCTTCGCTGTCGAGTTTGGGTATTGCTGCCAATGGCGCCTGCACGGTGTTATGGTCCGGCGTTGTTCCGAATTTTATCACAGGTTCAACGCATACAATCGCGTGTCTTGATGATGGAACCGGCGACAACCGTTTTACCATGCGCGTGGATCAGGCGAGCGGCCAGCTTCAGGCGCAGCGTTCTTTGTTGGCCCAAGGCAGCGCTACGGCCAATGCGGGCGCGGTGACTGCCGGCGCGGCGATCAAGGGCGGCATGGCGCTAAATGGATCAGGGCGCGCGGCGGTGTCTTTGAATGGTGGCGCGGTGGCGGCGGTAACAGGCGGGCCGTCTTCTGGTTTGACGCAATTTCGACTAGGCAATCTTTTTGCTGACTTGGCTTCAATGTTCGGTGAAACCACAAGCCTTCGGATTCTTCCTTTTGTGTCTGATTCCGATCTTCAATCATTGACAGGGGCAATGCCATGACCACAACGCCGCCTGAATGGGTTTGGCAGGGCTTCTATGGCCCTAAGGCGACTGCAACGGCTGCCAAGGCGATAACCGACAATGACACGCGCGCGGGCGCATGGGTGCCAGTGCAAGGGCAACCCCCGCTGCGAGTGGATGTTGGCGATACGCAAGCTATGTTTGCCGTACAAACGCGCCCTGGGAATCCAATTCCGACGCCTGCCGGCTTGCTGCAAGCTGATCCGGCGATGGTCGGGCGCATGGTGGGCGCATAATGAGCGAAAGCGCCAGCGAAGCCTATGAAGACCGCGAAGACGCTGGCGAGGATGACGCTGGCCTTGCGCGCCTTTGGCTTGATAGCATTACGCTGGCGCGGAAGAACGAGGAAGCATGGCGCAAGGCTGCTGGCGAAGCGCGCGACCGCTATCGCGGCGACAAGGAAAACCAGCAAGGCAAGAAATTCAATATCCTGTATGCCAATACGCAAATCACACTGCCGGCCATTTACAATTCGACGCCAATCCCGGACGTGCGCCGGCGCTTTGGCGATGCTGATGCGACCGGCAAGGTGGCGGCGCAAGTGCTGGAGCGCAGCCTAAGCTATTCCTTCGACGCCTATGATTTCGGCGGCAACATGCGCGCGGCGGTGTTTGATAGCGTGCTGGCCGGGCGTGGCGTGTTGCGCGTGCGCTATGAGCCTTCCTTCGATCAAAGCGAGGAAGAGCAACAGGAAGCGGCGGAAGAATATGCGGAAGAGGCTGCCCAGCCCGCCGCGCCGCGTATCGTGTTCCAAAAGGTTTGTGTCGAGCATGTGAACTGGCAGGATTTCATCATCGGGCCAGGCCGCAAGTGGGAAGAAGTGCCCTGGATCGGCTTTGAGCATCGCCTGACGCGCGATGAATTGGAAGATCGGTTTGGCGATCTTGGCGCGACAATGCCGCTTGACATTGTGACGGATGACGCGCGGGCGCGCAATTCTGACCCGCGCGACGTGCCGGACGTGTTCAAGCGCGGCACGGTCTATGAGGTTTGGGATAAGGAAGAGCGCGAAGTTCTCTTTGTTGCGCCTTCGTTGCCTTCCAAAATCCTAAAGCGGGTGGATGATCCGCTAGGGATGCAAGATTTCTGGCCAATGCCGCGCC